GATGGGGCTAACTTCCAACAGCGCAGCACGGGTGACGACACCGCTTCTTGGGTAACTAAAGAAGATATACGCCTTGCTGAATACTTCTACATCGAGCGTGAAAAGGCTAGATTGTTTCTATTGAGCGATGGCACAAGTGCATTTGCCGATTCCGACAGCTTCTTTGAGCGTGTAGAAGCCGCAGGGCTAACCGTGGTGGATGAGCGTGATTCATTCCGTAAAGCCGTGAAGTGGTGCAAGATGACCGCTATGGAAGTCTTGGAGGAAAAGACTTGGGCAGGCAAATACATTCCCATTGTGCCTTGCTACGGCGCACAGGTCATTGTTGACGATAAGCGCAAGAAGTATGGTTTGGTGCGGTTTGCTAAAGACCCACAGCGTATGTACAACTTTTGGCGCACATCCATGACCGAATCCGTGGCATTGGCTCCAAAAGCCAAATGGCTGCTTGCAGAAGGTCAGGATGAAGGCCATGAAAACGAATGGGCAATGGCAAACATCAAGTCTATGCCTGTGCTGCGTTACAAGCAAAAAGACATTGAAGGCCAACCTGCCCCTGCGCCACAACGTTTGCAGCCCGAGCCGCCACCCGTTGGCATCATGGAAGCCGCAGGCGCTATTTCTGCTGACCTACAGATGGTGTTGGGCATCCTAGACCCTAACCAACTGCCAAGCGGCAACATATCGGGCAAGGCGCTGATGGGCCAACAAGCCCAAGTTGACCTGTCCAACTTCCATTTCTACGACAACATGACCCGTTCCATCAAGCACACGGGCAAAATCATCCTAGACCTAATTCCTAAAATCTACGACACCCAACGTGTCATGCGAATCATTGGTTCAGATGGTCAACCTGACATGACAGTTATCAATGAGCGTAGTGCCATTGGTGAAGTGTTGAATGATGTGACCGTAGGCGAATACGATGTGGTGATGGACACAGGGCCAGGCTTCCAATCTAGACGCCAGCAAGCAGTAGAAAGCATGATGCCCCTGCTTACAGGCAATGCCGAGCTATTCAATATTGCAGGTGACCTAGTATTTAGGAACATGGATTTCCCTGGCGCAGATGTGATTGCTGACCGCCTAGCGGCCTTGAACCCAATGGCGCAGATTGATGAGAAATCCGATATACCGCCTGAAATTCAGATGAAATTGGCTCAATCCCAAAAGATGATTGAGGAACTTCAGCAGCAATTACAGGCCGCAGGGTTGGAAATTAACAACCGTATGCAAGTGGCGCAGATCAAAGAGGAAGGCGCTACCAAGCGCAAACTCATGGATGTGACCGCACGGGCGCACAACACCGAAACTATGGCAGAGGTTAGGGTTAATGACCAAAACACCCGCAGCGTTACAAGCCAAAACAAGACTGAGATTGATGCGTTGGTCAAAATGCTTATTGCAAGAATGCCGCCTGACCAACTGCTTGCTGAGATTGAACGCCTAAATGCGGAACAGTTTGGATTTGCCCAAGTTGCAGCACAAGATATTAGCCAAGGCGCAAGCCCATTTGTGCAGCAAGAAAATTTAATGTAATATGTAAACACCTACCCGTGGGTTACACGGGGTTAATTCTTTGAGGTAACTCAATGTCGGAAGTTGCAGAAAGACTTGCTGCCAATGTGGTGACAAGTGAAAATTTAGCTGAGTTCAATGCTAAAAAAATGGGTTTAGCTGATAGAGCGCCTGTCGAGGCTGTAGTTGAGAATGCTCCTACAGAGCCGACAGAAACGTCAAATCAGAGTGAGCCGAAAGCTGAGAGTGAAGCGACAGCAACAGAGGAAAAAAAGAATCCTAAGTTGGAAAAGCGGTTTTCAGATATTACCAAGCAACGCGAAGAAGCTAGGGCAGAAGCCAAGCGGGAACGGGAAGCAAGGGAATCTTTGGAAACACGGTTAAGGGAACTCGAATCTAAGGCACAACCAAAAGCGCCTGAAGCTGCAGAGGAACCAAAACCCGAACAGTTTAGCGATATGTACGAATATGCGAAAGCATTGACGGACTATCGGGTAGAGCAGAGGTTACAAGAGGAAAAGGTTAGGGAATCTCAGGCAAAAGCCGAAGCGGAACGCCAAAAAGTGATCAACACTTGGGCAGACCGTGTTAAGGCAGCCAAGTCTGAAATGCCTGATTTTGAAGACATGGTGGGGTCTGCTGACGTTGTTGTGAGCAACGAAGTGCGTGACGCTATCTTTGAATCAGAAGTTGGGCCAAGAATCCTATACCACCTTGCGGAAAACCCTGAAATTGCCGAAAAACTGCAGGGCATGACCGTAACAGGAGCTTTAAGAGCTATTGGGAAACTTGAGGCGCAGTTTGAAAAGACTGAGGCCAAGCCTGTTGTTGGTAGAAGTAAAGCGCCAGCGCCGATAAACCCAATCAAATCGGCTGCTAACGGACGCGATGTAAACCTGACTGCCGATGGGCAATTTCATGGTTCATATCAGTCTTGGAAAGCAGCACGTTTGGCGGGGCGTATCCGCTAAAACCATTTTTTTAATTAAGGATTTGAAATGAGTAACAATTTACTTACCATCTCCATGATCACCAACGAAGCGTTGATGGTCTTGGAAAACGAATTGACTTTCTCTAGCGAAGTCGAGCGTAACTATGACGACCAGTTTGCTGTGTCAGGTGCAAAAATCGGTAACACCCTGAACGTTCGCCGTCCAGGTCGTTTTATCGGTACTACAGGCCCCGCTTTGAACGTTGAAGACTTCAACGAGACTAGCGTACCTGTTACCTTGTCCACACAGTTCCACGTTGACACCCAATTCACTAGCCAAGACTTGGCTTTGTCTTTGGATATGTTCTCTGACCGTGTTCTGAAGCCTGCTGTTGCCGCCGTAGCCAACAAGATTGACTTTGACGGTCTGACAATGGCTAAAAACAGCACCGCCAACATCGTTGGTACTGCTGGTACACCCCCCACATCCTTGCTGACCTACCTGACTGCAGGTGCTTACTTGGATGCTGAAGGCGCACCCCGTGATGGCCGCCGTTCATGTATCGTTGAGCCTTTCACAGGCGCAACCATTGTGGACAGCCTGAAAGGTTTGTTTGTTCCATCCGATGTGATTGGCAAGCAATACCAAAAAGGCATGATGGGCCGTGACTCTGCTGGCATGAACTGGAAGATGGATCAGAACGTTGTGAACCAAACATTTGGTTCCTACGCTACTGCCACCCTGTCTTGCAACACTTCCACAGGTACAGGCTTCCTGTCCACAGGTTGGGCGCAAACTTCCACTATCGCATTGACCGCAGCTACAGCTACCGCTGGCCTGCAAGTTGGCGATGTGATTCAGATTGCTGGCATTTATGCTGTCAACCCACAGAACCGTTCTGCTTATGGTTCAGGCAAGCTGCGTAACTTTGTTGTGACTCAAGCTACTACCGTGGCTACATCAGGCACAACTTCCGTTACCGTTAGCCCTGCCGTTATCACAGGCGGTCAGTTCCAAAACGTGACCGTGACCAGCACCAGCAGCACCGCTGTGGTGACCCCGTTCAACAACACAGGTACTGTTAGCCCACAAAACATCGTGATGCACAAAAATGCATTCACTTTGGCTACTGCTGACTTGGAACTGCCTGATGGCGTGGTATTCGCAGGCCGTGCTTCCGATAAGGAACTTGGTTTGTCCATGCGTGTTGTGCGTCAGTACACCATCAACAACGACTCCATTCCTACCCGTGTGGACGTTCTGTATGGTTGGGCGCCCCTGTATCCTGAACTTGCCTGCCGTGTTGCAGCTTAATCATTAACATTTAGGAGTAACTATCATGGCAAATCCAGGCGCAGCAACCACCGTAACCAACCACCCAAGTAATTTGGCAACCAATCAAGCCTTGCGCTTGATCGCCTCTGCACAGGGTGTAAACATGAACCTAGTAGCCGACACCGTTGCACCCATTTTGGTTGCAGGTAACGTCAGCGTACAAAGCATCATTGTTGCCAACGCAAGCACCAGCTTGACCACCGCACAATTGGCTGTGTACACAGGCCCAGGCGCAACAGGTACAGCCGTTAAATCTGCATATGCATTGTCGGGTAACAACTCGACTACCGCAGTTGTGGTGACAGCGGCAACTTCTACCAACTCGATTACAGGCACACCCCTGTATATTCGCAACACTACCGTTCAAGGCGCAGCAGCTACCGCTGATGTGTTCATCTACGGTTACGACCTGACTTTCCTGCCTTAATTAGGCATGAAATAACTAGGAAGGCCATCCTCAAAAGGGATGGCTTTTCTTTTTTGTAAGTCTATAATTTGACGACTGAAAGGGATAGTCATGTCCAATTACGCACAAATTTCCGCAACTTCTTTGGTGAAAAACCAACCTGGCAAGCTAAAAGGCATTTTTGTCAGCACAGTTACCAGCAGCCCCACCATCACCATTTACGATGCCCAAACTGCTGATACAAGCGTCAAAATCATTGACACGTTCACCATGACTGCGGCAACAAACCTGATTTTTTTTGATGGGATTAACTGCGAAAACGGCCTGTATGTCGTGATTAGCGGAACTGCAAGCCTGACCGTTTACTTTGAGTAAACCATGACCACAGCGGTCACGCAGACCATCAATTTTGTTCCTGTGCAGGGCGTTTTTGCGCCCGAGCCTACCTATGCCCTGCAATACTTTGTCGGGCCTGCGGGTACGCCTTTCTATGGCCCTGCAAACGCATCGTTTACCAACATCAGTACGGTAACAGGAACAATCACCACAACCCCTGTTGGCGACACCGACATTGCCAACAAAGCCTATGTGGATTCGGTAGCCCAAGGTTTGGACATCAAGGCATCTTGCGTGTATTCCACTACAGGCAACATCACATTGTCAGGTCTTGGAACTCAAGCAGGGGGTGATTGGCCTAGCACATTGACCGCAGGTGACAGGATTTTGGTGAAAAACCAAGGTTCTAGCCAATTCAACGGCATTTATGTGGCGGCGGCAGGTACTTGGGCTAGGTCTGCGGACATGAATGTATGGGCAGAAGTGCCATCCGCATTCACGTTCATCCAAACAGGCACAACGTTGGCTGACACAGGTTGGGTGTGTACCGCTAACAAAGGCGGCACAATTGATGTGACCGCTATGCCGTGGTCGCAGTTTAGCGGTGCGGGGTCTTATCTTGCAGGCACAGGGTTAACCCTAACAGGCAATACATTCAGCATTACCAACACAGGCGTTACTGCAACGGCCTATGGGTCTGCATCAAATGTTGGAACGTTTACCGTTAACGCACAGGGTCAAATCACCACCGCTGCGAATGTCAGCATAGCGATTGCAGCTAATCAAATCACTAGCGGCACGATTGACACGGCCCGTATATCGGGAAGCTATACAGGCATTACAGGTCTAGGCACGTTGACAGGTTTAACTGTAACCAACCCAATTTCAGGCTCGATTACAGGCAATGCAGCCACGGCAACATCTGCAACAAATCTTGCAGGGGGAACGGTTGGTGCAATTCCCTATCAAACTGGCTCTAGCACAACAACATTTCTGAGTGCTGGAGCAAATGGGCAAGTTTTGACGTTAGCGGGGGGCATTCCATCATGGGCTACGCCAACCACAGGAACGGTCACATCAGTAGCCCAAACATTTACGGGCGGCATCATTTCTGTTGGCGGCTCACCCATCACCACAAATGGCACTTTGGCGTTGACGGTGGCGGGTACAAGTGGCGGCATACCTTATTTCACAAGTACATCTGCCTGGGCATCATCTGCGCTTTTGGCGGCAAATGCTTTGATGGTTGGCGGCGGGGCTGGTGTAGCGCCTAGCACGGTCACAACAGGAACAGGGGTAGTTACAGCCCTTGGTGTAAATACAGGCTCTGCTGGCGCTTTTGTGGTGAATGGCGGGGCTTTGGGTACGCCATCAAGTGGCACAGTCACTAACCTGACGGGTACAGCCGCAATTAACATTACAGGCACGGCTAGTAATTTGGCAGGCGGTGCGGCGGCTTCTATTCCATATCAATCCGCAGCGGGAACCACAGCGTTTTTAGCGTCTAGCGCAGGGGATGCCAACAAGGTTTTGCAAAGCAATGGAACAAGTGCGCCAAGTTGGGTAACTCCCACCGCCTATGCCACGGTTACAGACGACACCACCACCAATGCGGTGCGTTATCCCTTGTTTGCAAACCAAACAACAGGCAATCTGACCACAAATTACGTCAGTTCCACAAAATATAACTTCAACCCAAGCACAGGATTGTTGACCGCCACAGGATTTAGCGGATCGGGCGCTAATCTAACAAGCCTGCCTGCGGGTGAGCTATCAGGCACAATTCCTAGTGGCGTATTGGGCAATTCAAGCCTTTACATAGGCACAACTTCCATTGCCCTAAACAGATCAAGCGCCAGCCAATCCCTGACAGGCGTGAACATTGACGGTTCAGCGGGGTCTGCGACTACAGCGACAACTGCAACCAACGCAACCAACGTGGCAATTACGGATGACACTAGCACGGCAACCGATATGTATCCTACTTGGGTGACTACCACCACAGGAAATTTGCCAATGAAGGTATCATCCACTAAACTCAAATTTAATCCATCCACAGGCGTTTTGACCGTAATAGGTGGAACAGGCGGGGGCACATTCTGATGTGGAAAATTCTAGAAATTGAAGCTGATGCCGACCTGATTACAGGCGCAAGGTACTTTTGCGTCAGAAACAATGTGGAAACTGAAGGATGGTGGCGTTTTGCTGAACCCAAGCTGACCGTTCCATTTGCAGATGTGACCGAGGAAATGGTCATTGATTGGGTGACAAAAGACATTGGCGCACAGGTTGAGGCTCGATTAGATGAGCAGGCCGTAACAAAGCCTAAAACCGTAGCGCCTTGGTTGCCTCAAACATTTACACCTAGCATATAAGGAAAAAAATGGCTGTCTTTTTATCACCAATTGGCGGGGCAGGTTGGCAGTTTTTCAATAACGATGGCACGGTGTTGTCGGGCGGGAAAATTTACACCTACTCAGCGGGAACAACTACACCGAAAGCCACTTACACCACATCTGCTGGAAGCATTGCTCACGCTAATCCAATTATTTTAGATTCTGCTGGCAGAGTGCCAGGTGGCGAAATATGGTTATTATCATCAACCTATAAATTTGTTTTAAACACATCAACTGATGTTTTAATAGCAACTTATGACAATATTTCAGGAGTTGGTGCGGCAGAGTACCAAGTTCAAAACTTTACTGGCACAGGATCGCAAACCATATTTACTTTGAGTTCTGCATCATTAGGTGAAAATTTTACGTTTGTGTACATCAATGGCGTGTATCAACAGAAAAATACTTACACTGTGTCAGGCACAACATTGACGTTTTCAACCGCACCGCCTGTTACTTCATCTATTGAAGTAATGTTTAACTAACATGGCAGCTTCAGGATTTACACCTATACAGCTTTACAGCACTAGTACGGCTAGTGCTGCACCATCTGCTGGAAACCTAACCAATAGCACGTTGGGTTCTGAGCTTGCCATCAATATTACAGATGGCAAACTGTTCTATAAAGACAACGCCAACGCAGTTCAAGTGATTGGCTGGAAAGTTACGCCAACTACTGCGGGTGGCACGGGTCTGACTTCTTATACCGCAGGCGATTTGCTTTATTACGCCACGGGTACAACGTTGTCCAAACTGGGTATTGGCACAAATGGGCAAATCCTGAAATCAACTGGGTCTGCGCCAGCATGGGAAACCGTTTCAAATTTGGCGGTAACTTCAATTACGTTTGGAACTACAGGTTTGACTCCCGCAACAGCCACCCAAGGCGCTGTGACTGTCGCAGGAACACTTGTTGCCGCTAATGGCGGCACAGGCCAATCATCTTATGCGGTTGGCGATTTGCTTTATGCAAACACTACAACAACCCTTGCAAAACTTGCCGATGTAGCCACTGGTAATGCGCTAATTTCAGGCGGCGTATCAACTGCGCCAAGCTGGGGCAAGATCGGTCTTACAACGCATGTCAGCGGCATATTGCCTGTTGCTAACGGCGGCACGAATGCATCAACCTCTAGCATTACGGCATTCAACAACATTACAGGTTATTCTGCATCTGGCGCCACAGGAACAACAAGCACAAATTTGGTCTTTTCCACAAGCCCATCAATTACAACGCCATCAGTAACTGGCGATTTAACAATGTCCACGGGCAATGTTGTAATGAGCAATGGCAAAGGCATTGACTTTTCTGCCACGCCAGGCACAGGCACAAGTGAATTGTTTGCTGACTATGAAGAAGGTACTTGGACACCTACCAACACAAATGCGGTAACTGTTAACTCAGCAAAATACACAAAGATTGGC